TAGAAAGTGCTAAGGAAAAGATTATGAAGCAAGTAGGAGAAGCAGCAACAGGAGCCGTTTTAAAAAATTTACCGACCCCATCTTTGCCTAGCTCTACAGGATTAGTTATACCTCCTCTTTAATGGAGCAAATTCCTGATATAAACATCGGGAGTAATTTAAATATTAGAGATCTTCAAGTTTCTCGTATTCCTGAGTTTTACTTTCCTCTAACTTACTCAACTCCTCAAGCTCCTCCAGTAAGTCTTAATTTAGGAACTCCAATTATTGAGTTACCTGGTTGTGTTGAATTTAATCGTGCAAATAAAAAATCTGAGAGTTTAGTAGATGATGATCCAAAAGGAAATGTAGTGTTGTGCGATGGCTCTATGCCAAGCTTCAATCCGATTGATTTTGAACCTGAACAAATATTAAAAACTAAACCAGCAGGAGTTCCTGTTATACCTAATACTGAAACTTCAAAAAAAGAAGAGAAACCCACTGAAGACACTGGAGCACCTGCACCTCAAACAGGTGATATACCTACTAATACATCAAATATTATTTGTCCTCCACGAGAAGCTCCTGTAGTAGGGACAAAAGTTGAGGGAGGTAAGAAAAAAATTAGTGGTTATGAAATTCAGAACAATAGATGTGTAACTCTTTACGAAGATGTACCTATTATTAACCAAGTTGTGGCAGCGTTACCTAGCACTGGTGCCGTAACAACTACTGCCTCTATTGCGGTTGTTGCGACTTCATCCGCCCTACTTGCCAAACCCCTAGCGGACCTTCTTCTGAAGGTGATAAAGCCGACGATAAAGACTTTAATGAAGAAGCTTCAGAAGTTGAGAGGGAAGCCTCCGAAGGCTGAATCTCGGATGGAGAAGATTCTTGCTCAGAGAGATCGGAATCGGGCGATACGGACTCTACGGACTGCACTGAAGAAATAGTATGTTTATGTTGTTGAATGACATTTACATTTTGAACAACAATATCTGCACAAATAGAAGCATAAGGTGATTTGGGATGGAAGGTTACACCTAATTTTGTTTGTTCACCACAGTGTTTTAGCCTTGCCATTTCAAAGTCTAAACGCTTGTTAGCTAGTATTTGTTCCTGTAAATTCGTTTGTGTTGTAGCTGCCTTAATGCAACCTCTTTGTAAACGTCTATCAAGTGGTACAGATAAAGTAGCAGATAAACCTAAACTTACGTTGCTATTTTGTTTTTGACCTGTTCTTGTAGGCATATAGTAAAGGACTTGCCCAGGATTAGCTAAGTTGCCATCAGCATCAGTAGAAGTGTCATATACAGGGTCATCATAATATTCTTCGTATGGTGTCTTAAAAGAATGCAGGCCAGTCAAGAAGGGGGTGAAATTAAGTGTAGGCCCTTGACATGATACGCCTCCACCATAGGTATTGGTTATGTATGGACCTTGAAGAACCTGAATTGCTTGATTGGTTACTGAGCCAGATGAATTAGCTACTGGATTAGCAGTGGCTGAAACACCTCCAACTGTCTCGGCTTTTGAGGTATATAAAAGGTTATTAGCTCCTATTAATAGTATTAATACACACCTTATTGGCTGAAAGTTGATACTGTATCGGTGACGCTTGTCATTTCTGTTGTGCGATTTATTATGGTTTGATTGACCATCCCTGGTTGAGATAGTGTAGTCGTGAATTGCCATGATTGATCCGCATTCTTTATAGAGAAGTTAGGCACATTATTTGCATCTAACCCACTCCACGTTGATGTTACCCCATCCTTTGTATTAGTGGTTGAGGTAGAAGGCGGTAATAGCGTAGCACCATCTGCTTTAATATTCGTTCCTGTGACTGTATATTCCCATCCAGTTTGATAATCTATAGAATTTATAACCTCAGTAACCTTTGTTGATGTCTCAGTATGAGAGGTCATACTCCCGGATTGGAAATTAGGTACAACAGGCACTGCGTTTGCAGCTGTTGGTACTAATAAAAACAGCCATATAAGCTGTTTCATAATTAATCAACTACTATTTCAGAGACAAACTGACCAGTTGCAGTGGTACCGGCGCCCCCAGCAGTGAGTGTCATTATGCCTGAACTTAGGATTGTACCTGCAAGAGTGCCTGCAACACCTCCAGATTGAGTGGTTGTCTCACCAAAGGCAGGCATGTCAGCAACAACACCACTGGTAACGTCCACACCGCTTCCTATGGCAGCAATTCCGTCACCTTGGAGCCAGCTTTCCGAGAACGAAAACGCCGACCCGGAAGTATTTATATCATAGGTTCCAGCTTTCATTGTTGCTGCAGCAGTAGCAGATCCAGCAGTTAAACCGCCAAAAACATCGCTGTTTCCTGTACCTACCTTTATGTTGGTTCCAGAAACAGTATAAGTACTTCCGATTCGCTCTGAAACGGTTGCCGCACCGTTGACTTGTAACTGAGTTGACGTACTAAGTCTATGCGTCAAGTCTGCACGAGCTATTGGAGCACTAAATAACAGCAATAATGGCAATAATTTTTTCATTGGATTGAAAGACATCATCTTAAGCTTACATGGGGGTAAACTTAGTTATTACTACTTACTATACGATGACTGAAGATGTGAAAAAGTCTTCTACGACACCTCCCGAAAAAGACGAAAAAAAGAAAAATGTGTTCACTAAGTTGAAGGAGGGTATCGACGACAAAGAAGAGCAGTTAGCAATCTTGTCCACATTTGTGCGTCTTGGAGTTGTAGTTTGGTCCGGATTTATCATTTCATTAAATTACATCGAAATACCAGGAATGGGGCAACAATCTCCTAAAGATATAACTTTTGTAGCCTCAGTATTTACAGGGGCTCTCGCGAGTTTTGGACTTCAGACAGCAAGTAAAAAAGGTGATGGAACAATGAAGATGGATGACAAGAAAAAGGGTGGTTTAGGTGATATTAGTAGAGCAGATTTTGAACGCTTAATTGAAAAGATGTCTCAAGTTGGTCCAACGCAGACCTTGCGAATTGAGCAAGCGCCTATTAAAATTACTACAGTGGACAATAAGACCTCTCTCAACTCCTAGTTACTGAATGTACAGGCAGAGCAACATGAATTGGACGGCTCTTGGATTAGGTGCCATTTTAGGCGTCTCAAATATAGGCTTAATGGGTGCATTAATAGGTAAAGGAAACCTACCTGTTGTTGATTTTCCAGTTGGTAGCTATACGTCATACGAGATGGAGGCTACAAAAAATGGTTATAAAATTAGATATAATGCTAATGATCCAAAGGTAATGATAAAAACAGAGGATGTAGTTAAGCCTGGTGGATTATTTAATAAGGAACCTACAACAGTGCAGTTGTATGAAGAGTACACAATGAATGGCAAAGTTCACCTAGATGGCGGAGACGATGCCTCTAAACTTACTGCTAAGGAAATTGCCTGTATTAAAGCAGAGGGTGCTGGAGGCTCTACAGGAGGAGTTATAGGCGCTTCTGTAGGTGCTCAAGCTGCACCTGCACTTTCAAATATACCTATCATTGGTTGGGTTGCTGGAGGGTGGGCAACAATGTTTGGTCAAAAAACAGGAGCTAATCTTGGAGGAGATATAGCTAAAGCTATAGAAGGTTGCTAAAAAAATGTTAAATCGAGATTAGTTAGTTATACTTTAAGTAATCATATTTTTTCAAATGGCAGACGAACAAGCTGTAGCAAAGTCTTTATCTGAGCAATTAGTTGATCAGAAACAACAACTAGAAGATAACATTAGGCAAACTGAGTCACAGTTGTCTAGACTTAAAGAACAATATCTAAAGGTACTCGGTGCTCTTGAATTTGCAGAGATTCAAAAACAACAACAAGAAACTCCTGTTGTAACTGAGGAAACTGATGTTGCTTAAACAATTATTATGATTCCTTAAAGCAATGTTTACTGAGTTGACAGAAAATAGACGTCGAGCCTTACAATTACTAGCAGAACATATACGATTCTCTTCTAAAGAATTATCTATTCAAGCGATAATTTCTGATGTAAATGAAGATGACATGAAGTGGGTTACAGGTAAGATTCACTATTATTTATTGAGGTTATTAGAGGATTCAGATAGTGATTACAATGAAAGAGAATCTATAGAAATGGTTGATTCATACGAAACGTAAGTATATGCAGCATAAAGTTTTTTTAATGCGATAAATAAAAGTGTTTTATTGCGAGGAAGATCTTTTAGCAAACCTAATTGTTTTATCTCCAAGTAATGCCAGAAAACAATTTAGGATAAAAATATTTGAAGAATGGGAGTGGGAATGTGCTTACTGCAGTAAATCTTTAACAGATAATACGGCTACGATTGACCATATTGTACCTAAGTCAAAAGGTGGTCATAATGTTAAATCAAATATGTGTTGTTGCTGCTCTTCTTGTAATAGAGAAAAAGGCTCACAACAATTGGATGATTGGTACGTATTGAAGAACCCCAATTACTGCGAGAAAAGGCTTGGTAAAATAAAAACTTGGATGGACATTAAAGCGTCATCTTTTAAGATAACCTCCATTGATAAATCAAAACCTCCTATAGCAAATGAATTCTCCATCGGATGGGTCTCAAACTGAGGAAGACTTTCTAGGTAAGTACATAGCGAAGATGAATCCTGAGCTTTACATGGGAGATCAGATAGCAGAAAATGTTAATGCACCAGGAGATAATTCTTTAAGAGGGGAGGTGAGTAATAACATAAGACAGAAGTTAAGAGATGGAGTTATTAAGGTATAGATATGACTACAGATAGAGCCTTATACGAAAAAATGTATGCTCGGCAATTAGCAGAAGGCGCTACTTTAGAGCAGGCAATGAGATCTAATAGAGCCTCAACACCAGAAGATTATCTTAGAGCTTTTGGGAGTAGTGATGACCCACATCAACAGTGGAGAAAAATAGGAGGTGGAAATAAAATGGGTTCAGCAGGTGCATCTATAACTGCTAAAAGAAAAGCTCAGAAACAAGCTAGAGACGCTAGAGGTGAGTCAGATCCTATCGTTAGCCGGATTAAAGCTTTTGTTGATAAATTAGCTGGTAAAGAAGCTTCAGATGACTCTACAACAGAAAGAACAAGCGATTACAGGACTCCTAAAGAAAGGAGAAACAGAGAAAGAATGGCAGGTGATGAAGTTTCTTCTGTCTTCGGTACGTCAACATTAGATGGGACTCTGATGGCTGTCACTCCTTGGGCAAAAGTAGGAGCTTGGGAAAAGAATTTTTTACAAGATAGCTTACGCAATATACAAAGAAATCAACCTGGAGCATACGACTCAGAGAAGATGCGTTTAACAAATATGTACCCAGGTTTTCAAGCATAGCTATGGCTGACAGAGCTAAAGCAAAACGATTGGCTACAAAGCATTTAAAGTGCAACAAGCCTAAGAAAACTCCTAGCCATAAGACTAAATCTCACGTGGTGAAAGCCTGTGATAAAGGAGAAGAGAAAATAATAAGATTTGGACAACAAGGAGTTAAGGGAGCAGGTAAGAATCCAAAGAGTGCAAAAGATAAAGCACGTAAGAAGTCTTACTATGCAAGGCATGATGCACAGGACAGTAGTCCAAGCAAGATGTCAGCACGTTATTGGTCACATAAAGTGAAATGGTAGACACATTAAAATAGACATATGGCAAGTGTAGTTCTTACTTTTATTGTTTTCTTCGGAGGTTCTTTTGGGATTAGCTCAATTCTTTTGAAGAGAAATGCTCATTTACATAGAACAACATCTATTGGTAGAGTTCACCATAAAACGCTTTTGGATTGAATTTTAATTTACCGCTGTTAAGATAATCATAAGTTTTTAATTATATATGGATGCAATCGAATTACCAATCGATGCTGAGTTTGCAATTCACGCCTCTGCTATTGCCATCCAAAGCTTAGATCGTGACGAGTTAGAAGAAGCTTTTATTGAGGTTCTTCATCAAAAAGCTCTTGATCGCCAAATGTTCTTTGGCATATTAAAAGACCACGGCATAGATGCCGACATTAAATTAAACATCACCTCTACGGAACAGCTTTCTTAAATATTATGGCTACTCGCACTATCGAAGGAACACTCGACACTCTCAGCATAGATGCTGGCTCAGAGATCACATATTTAGGTGCTACAGCTGCAGGTAACTCTGGAGAAGCCCTTAGAGGTTTCCGTGTTAATCCTGGTAGTACAGGAGACATTGTGGTTACCCTTGATAGATCCAGTGGTATAGACAATATGGAGATCTTTCAAGAAGATGATTTTGCAGGAGGAAATGCTCCTACTGGTTATACAAAGTACGCAAATATAGTCAAAGATGGTAAAGGTAAAGGAGTAGTTGCTGTAACAGTTTCTAATGCTGGTAAGGATTACGTTGTCTTACTTAGAACAGATGGTTATTCTGAAGTAAGTTACAACGGTTCCGTTGTCGTCCCATAAGAAAAACGACTGGAAAAACTACCCTTTTTTAACTGAAAAAGGTTTACAAATAATACGAATGTATAGTACGCCTCATACTGCTATTGGTATGGGTATGTATGCATCATATAAGAACTTTGGAGAAGATTTTTGGAGAATAGGATATGAAAGTAAGACTCTTAAAGGAAGAGTTTTAGGAGCTAAAGATAAAGTGACAAAAGAAGAAATAGAAGAACAATTAATAGAAGATCTAAAACTCTTCTCTCAACAGGTTTCTCAATATGTTTTAGTACAAACAAATAAAAATAGAAGAGCGGCTCTTTTAAGCTTTGCACATAGTCTTGGTTTACCTTCTTTTAAGAATTGTCGTTTGTTAGAACTAATAAACAACTATGCAACAAAGACTGAAATAATAAAAGAATGGAGTCCTTATATGAATAGATACTGGTTATCTGGTGGTGAAGCCATAAGAGATCGACGTCGAACTGAATTAGATCTATACTTTGCTGCAGATAAAGAGATTCCTACTTTATATCCTCATAGATGTAAAGCAAAATATTGTCTTTTAAATTTAGTAGAAACATACAAAGGAACTCCAGAGCAGATAAAAGCTATTGAATATTTAGAGCGTAAATTTAATGAGTGGGACCCTTCTGGTGAATCTATACGTTGGTTTTATCGTTCTTGGTCTCAGAAGCCCAAGAGTCTAG